TTCTTTTTTAAATTCATCAGTCCATATATTTAAATTTTCTTGTATAAACTCTCTAAACAATTTAGTCATAGCTTCAACATGCATTGACTCATCACGTATAGAGTAGGTAACTATCTGTCCCATGCCTTTCATTTTACCGAACCTTGGAAAGTTTAGTAAGATTGCAAAGCTACTAAATAATTGTAGGCCTTCTGTAAAGGCTGAGTAAACTGCTAAAGTTTTAGCTATAGTTTTCTTATCAGACTTTAGTGGTTTAAAGTTACCAACGTAATCATGCTTGTCAGCCATCTGTTCATACTCTGCAAAAGCTTTGTACTCTATCTCAGGCATTCCAACTGTATCTAGTAACAAGCTGTAAGCATCTTGATGTATTGACTCCATGTTTGCAAACGATGACATCATCATCCTTGCTTCTGGTTTTTTAAATATAGGCATGTATTTATCTACATAACCTGCACCTACATCCACATCTGATTGTGTAAACAATCTAAATATTTGAGTAAGTAAATACTTTTCTTGTTCTGTAACGTCCTGCCAGTCTTTTACATCATTGTGTAAAGGAACTGACTCAGGCATCCAATGCATTTGATTTTGTAGTTTGTAATAATCATACATCCACGGATATTCAAATGGTTTGTAGTAGTCTCTGTCAGTTAATAGTGCCATGTTTATTCTCCTTATATCGTTTATCTGGTGTACCATCTTTCTTAAGACGTACCCTTTTTATTTTTTGTTTTTCTCCTAAGCCTACCATCTTCATTATCTTAGGTAATCTAGCAGACTTCATTAGTTTGTGTAAGTACCTACCGAACTGCATATATATCCTCACCCTCTGTCCATGTTAGATAACCTAGACTTTGTAATATACCTACAGCTTTAATATCATCAATATGTTTATGCTCCATCTTTATGAACGTAGGCTTAATGTCCCAAGTGTAATCTTCCATGATATTCATTTCATGTCCTTCAACATCTAACTTTAAAAAGTCTATAGTCGTAATTGCATTATCATAAAGAATAGTATCTAATCTTTTACAAGGAACTTCTATAATCTTATCTAGATATTCTTCTTTACTCCAAGACTCATACTCAAATATCCTACCGCCTTTGTGGTTGTCAGACATAATAGATGACATACCTCTAATACTTGCATCAGGATAGTCTTGTTTGGCTACACCTAATTGTATTGTGCCGTCATAGTCAGATACAGCACATTGTAAAGTTATTACGTTAGGATAGTCTTCCATTGCTTTGTTCATATTTTTAAAAGCTACTGGGTTAGGCTCTACCATAATTCCTTGCCATCCGTTATCAGCTAACTTTTGACAAGTATCAAAATCACACGTTCCAATTTCTATAAATGTTTTCATTTTTTCCTCATATTCTTATGTAGTTTAATAAAAAATTCTGCATCAATAACTACTAATGGTTTATGTCTATTCTTTTTTATTACAACTAGGGGTTCATACTTCCCACAGTTTACCGATGCTTGTTCGTAGGATGTCCAGACATTAACTCGTTCTTGATTTTTACATTCAACCGAGTAAGGAAAATTCTTCCTTGCAGCTCTTGCCATAATAAGGTCTTCACCAGAAGAACCCATAGGGCGACTTTCAATATCTTCAACATGTATCTTTAACTCTTTAATAAGCTTGTCTCGAGTCCACTTCTGTAGATTTCTACCTTTTGCTTTTGCTGATTGTGTCTTCATCCTTCACAGGCTATACATTCTACATCGTCTAATTTTATTCTAGGTACTTTAATATTTACATTCTCTACATTCCTTGCGGCATTTGACCTGAAGTAATATAAAGATTTTAATTTATTCATACCGTACCAATGAACATCATTTACATATTGCATGTAGTCGTCATGTATTTCCTGAGCCTCCGTTGTTTTGGGTAAAGTAAAAAATAAGTTTACTGATTGTGCTTGACATATATATTGTTGTCTTTGATATGCATGCTCTACTATCCATATTTGATTTATTTCATTAGCTGTCTTAAATATTTCTTTCTCTTCCTCTGTAAGAATATCTAACTGCTGAACACTTCCTTCGTTTGCTGTGATACTCTTCCAGGTTTCTTCTAATTTTTTTCCTCTAAGTTTTTTTTGCTTGAAGATGTTTGATAGGTATTTGTTTTTGACTTGGTAAGAACCTGATAAAGTTTTGTGGGTATATGCATTAGCACGGTAAGGCTCAATGCTAGGGCTAGTACCACTACAAATAATCCCAGAGCTAGCATTAGGAGCAACAGCAAGAAGGTTAGCATTACGAAGCTTGCCACCATGTAGGTCAGGACATTCGCCACGTAAATCGCAAAGTCTTGTAGAAGCTTCTGTGGCTGAATTTTTAATGAAGCTAAATGCTTGGTGGTTAAAACTCGTAGCGAAGATACTTTCAAACGAAATGTTTTTAGACTGGAGATAAGCATGGAAACCCATTGCTCCCAGACCAAGAGACCTTTCTCTATAAGCAGAGTAAGCAGACTTAACAAAGCCTTCTTTCCCAGATTTAATATACTTTTTAAACCTTTTAAAATTTGCAATGTACCCTCCTAAGTTTGATGTATCTATGGCATTCTCAATGTAATGTTCAATCACATTATCCAGCATTGTTATTAAGTCTTGAATGAATAAAGGTTCTTTAGACCAGGTGTCAAAGTGTTCAAGGTTTACACTAGACAAACAACATACTGCTGTTCTTTCTTCATCTGTTGGTAATGTAATCTCAGAACATAAGTTACTTTGTTTTATACTCAGGCCTAATTCTTTTTGTTGTTCAGGTAAGCTTTCATTACACGTATCTATATTAACCATGTAAGGCTCGCCTGTCTCAGCCCTAGCATTTAATATCTGCCACCATAAATCTCTAGCCTTTATAGTCCTTACTGCTTCTTTTGTTTTAGGGTCAATTAATCTCCAGTCTGCATCTTCTTTTACTGCTTTAAGATAATCATTAGTTATGTTTACTCCGTTATGTAAGTTAAGAGACTTTCTATTTATATCACCACCAGATTCTTTTCTAATATTTATAAACTCTTCTATCTCAGGATGTGATATATCCATATAAGCAGCATAGCTACCACGTCTTGTAGTGCCTTGATTAAAGGCTAACATCTGTGAGTCTACTACATGGATGAAAGGAATACTTCCAGTAGAACGAGAGCCATGAGCAGTAGATATCCCATTACTCCTAACATCCCCCCAATATCCACCAATCCCTCCACCTGAGCTTGCGAGCCATATATTCTCATCATAATGAGTAGAAAGACCATCCCTACTGTCAGGTACGTAATTAAGAAAACAACTGATAGGAAGCCCACGTGTTGTTCCTCCGTTACTAAGTATAGGAGTGCTGAACATGAACCAGCGACTGGAACAGTACGAGTAAAGTCTTTGAGCCAGTTCAAAATCTGTCTCACCTTTGTAGGTTGCTCCGAATACGGAGGCTCTTGCGAATGCTTCTTGTGCATGTGTTTCATTATCCCATAAATATCTATCTTTTAAAGTATCTAAACTAAATTTATCAAACTCTTTTTCTTTATCGTAATCTATTGTGATACCTAAATAAGGTTTCTTTCCTATTTTATCTTCCATTGTTTCTCTCTATGTATATGGCTATAATCGCATAGTGTATTATTTTTAATAACTCTTTTTCTTTTCCATCTTTCTTACCACATCGCATAGCATACTTCATTATATTACCAATACAAAAACCTTCACCGTGTCCAGCATCAATAATCATATCTGTTGCTTGATACTTACCTTTGCCGTAATGCTGGTCATAAGTGTTTCCGATATAAGCCTTTACTTCATTTAAGATTTTATCTTCATTAAACTTATAATTCATTAGAACTTTATTCCTGTATTAACTCCCAGGCCTGAAGGTGTTTCTGCTTTATCTTCTAATAACAAAGTGTGGTTTATATCTTCTAAACCATATCCTTTCTTTATTAGATTTTTAATTTGTTTTTCTACCCACTTAAGAGTCCAGACTGATAAGTGTAAAGTATTCTGATGAAAGTAATGAGTTTGCTTTGGTATCATTGTCATCATATCTTTCTTTACCTCACTATCAACAACAGGCTTCATAGTGTTTCTTTCTTCTTCAGATAAACATTCAAATCTTATCCAGTCATATAACACTTGATAACTTTTCTTTCTTATAGCTTTAGATTTTTTTGCATTCATATAGTTGTTGAGTCGTAATTTTTAACTAACTTCCAATAGGTTAATAAACTGTTAAACATCTCCACATGTTTTATGTGTGATTCATCATCCCAAATATAGCCTAAAGCTAAGTCTGTTTTTTCTCTGTCAACAAATACAGATACACGTTTAGGAGTATCAAAGCCACACCCCTGTGCATAGGCTGATAACTGCATACCATGTTCATCATAAACTAATTTAGCTGGGTCTTTACCTTCTAGGCCATCTTTAGTTTTAAAGTCCACAAATATACCTGACTTAGAATATAAATCTATCTTACCTCCGTACCCTAATTTTGAGCAAAAAGAATCCTCGGCAATCCATTCCTCTCCTGGAAAGTAATCGTCTAAGATTTTCTTTACGGCACGATACGATTCATTGTCTGTCTTACCTTCAAATCCTTTTTCAATAAGGGCATGTATCTTAGTACCCAAGGATGCTGCCGTTTGTCCTATATCTCTTTGAGCAGTCTTACACCTGTAAATAAATTCTTCGTTTGATTCTTCCTCGCCTTGTTGTAATTCAATGGAAGCCTCAAGAGCTTTATTTACTTTCCAGTTTTCTAATGAAGGTTTAGCTACAATGTTAAGAACTGTAGTCACAGAAGGTACTAGCCCTTCTTTCTTGGCATCTCTTAATGTTGTGTTTCTTTCTTTACCGTTTGCACCAATGATGGTGTAAGCTGGAGACCCTTCCCTATCATACCAATGTCCAGCTTCCGATGTGAACTTATTATTATACACCTGACTTTGCGATTTGTCGATAGGCTCTTCAGTTTTTGTCGTCATTTTTTTGTCCTTTGTCTAGCTCTTCTTTAAATGCTTTGATAACATCACTAGAGAAAAGCTTTTGTAAGTTTACAAGATACATTCTACTAGCGTTATGGTCGCCTCCTGATACCGTCTTGAATGTGTCTAATTGATTTACTATTAATCTTAACATCTCAGTATCAAAAACAATAGTACAAAATTCTTTGTCTCCTACACATAGATTATGAAACCAATAGTCTGATTCCGTTGCTCTTATACCAGATGGCTTGCTCCAGGATTCGTATTCAATACAAATGTTTCCTGTCTCCATCCATCTACCACGTTCAGATTTAACTTCTATCTTTTTGTTTTCTAACATGTCCCTGATTTTATCTTCTCGTATCTCTCCATACCTTAAGTCCAGGTCAAATTTCTTTTGGTCTTTCTTAGTGGGTTTCACTCCAGTTTCCTCCTACTTTATACTCAGCATCTAGAGGACACCTCATATCATAGTATTCAGCAGTTTCTCTTATTGCTCTTATTCCCATCTCTCCTACAAAGTCTGCTGTTTTCTCTGTAGTTTCTATCTGCCATTCATCGTGTACGTTGGCTACAATTTTATAATCTATTGTGTTTAGTTTTAATAAATCAACTAACTTTACTAAAGCTCTTTTCATTACTACTGCTCCACCACATTGTAGTAGTGTATTTAAAGCAGCATGTTTATGTCTAAGTCTTATCTTCCTACCGTCTAAACCTTTCAAGAATCCTTTTCTTGTTGCTGATTCAACTCTGTTCTTAAGATTGTTAAATGATGGGAGACTATTGAGAAAAGACTCTCGCATTCTCTTGCCTTCTTTTCTATTTCCTCCAATGATTTTGCCAATCTTTTCGTCTCCTGCTCCGTAAATGAGGGCATAGATGAAAGTTTTTGCCTGGTCTCTTGATTCAAGTCCTGCAAGGTTTTGGTTAGCTGTGTGAATGTCTCCATGTAATATTTCATTTATATACTCCGTGTCTGCCATATAGTGTGCTAATAATCTAAGCTCTAACTGACTCGCATCTATACCTACAAGCCTGTTGCCTTCTTCAACCGTCCAACATTGACGACACTCTTTGCCGTATACATTATGTATGCTAGGAACTTGAGCCATGTTGGGGTTGTTGTGTGTCATTCTACCTGTGATAGCACCATTACTTATTACAAAGCCATGCACCCTGCCGTCATCTTCAACAGCATCTATCCATGATTGTATTTGTGCTACCCTCTTTTGTAATAATAAAAACTCTGCAATTAAGTTGGCCTCATGTATGTGGTCAATCCTTTTTAGTGTACCTTCATCTACAATAGGTTGTCCAGTAGGTGTAAATCTTTCAGGCTTCCATCCAAAGTCAATTAAGTATTCTCCTATCTGCTTTCTACTACCTAAGTTAAACTCTACTAATTGTTTTCTAATAAACTTATAATCTTTTGGCATGGGTACATTTGAAAACTTTTCTAATAAACCATTGTACTCATGTTCACTAAGCCCTTGCTTTGATAACGTTCCGTCTTTCTTTAAACGTGGTTCAACTTCTTTTATATCAACCCATTTAGGTTTAAATGTTTCGTGGACTTCATCCTCAACCTCCTTACGTCTCTCAACTAATGTGCTTAGTAAAGCCATAGCCACATACATATCAAACTTGAAACCGTCTTTTCGTTGTTGGTTTATAATTTTAAAAACAGAATGCTCTAGGTTTACACACTCCTGGGAGAAACCTTTGACATGTTGTTGTAAGTGTTGATAAAGTTTCTTATTAAGTTCTACATCTAGAACACAATAGTCCAGCATTTCTTTACTGTAGATAGTGAAGTCTTCAGGGGGTGTTCCTTTGTTCTGTCCTAAAATAAACCCCCAGTTTTTTAAGCTGTGTCCTTTCTCTTTGTTGGGATTTATTAATCTAGATATAACAAGAGTATCGACAATATGTTTACTGTGAAGGTCAACACCGTATAGTTTTTTTATTACTGGAATATCAAAGCCTAATATGTTGTGGCCTATTAAGGTGTCAGCCTTTTGAAGATAGTCGATACCGTCTTGTATCTGCTCAGGGTCAAATGTCTTAACGTTGTTCTCTTCATCTATTGCTACAATACACCATATCTTATTTGCCTCAAGGCCATCAGTCTCAATATCAAAGACTAACTTCACAATAGCAATTCCTGGTCATCTGGTTCGAGGTCTGATAAATCCTGTTCGGATAGTCTACCTGTATCAACATCATAGATAAGATTTGTAGCTAGGCCTACGTCTCCTGTATATCTTGACTTAAGTATTCTTAGCTTAGTTGTCCTAGATACTAACTCGTCATCACTTTGTTGGTTTCTTTCTAAAGCAATAACACAATCAGATAGCTGTGCAATACTGTTAGAACCTCTCAAGTGTGATAGAGAAACTTCTATACCATTCTCATGTCCTTTGTTGCCGTCTACTCTTCTAAGGTGACTGACTAAAATAATACCAGCTCCTGTCTCTTCAACCATGCTTCTAAGCCTGGTCATAATATTATCAATAGCTCTCCTCTCATCCCCTTCTCCAATAGCTGATACCAGCATGTGAAGATGGTCTACTACAACCCACTTACAATCACATCCAATTATTAAGTATCTTAGTTTTGAAAAAATACTCTCAATATCATTAGTGCCAAAGTGAGCATGGACAAATACCCTATCTCCGTCAAAGGTTCTATCATACATATCCTCCAATGTTTTCCTGTCAAACTTATCTCTTTCCTGGTCTATGTATATCCTGGCATTTGCTTCTATGGATAACACACCGTCAACTGTTCTTCTCCAATCCTCTTCAAGAGCTATGATGCCTACGTTATCTGCTGTCTCATTGATAAGCCAATGCTCAAGTTCCCTAGTGACACTTGATTTACCTAGGCCTGTACCACCTGTAAGTGTTAGTAGCTCCCCTTGTCGCAAGCCATATAGTTTTTTGTTTAGTCCTTCCCATGGATAAGCAACACATTCTTTCTTTTCTCTTTGAAAGAACTGGTCTTTCTTTTCAGATACTCTGATAATACCAGAGGGTGTAAAGACTTGTGCATCCCACCATGCTCTAACAAAATGTTCAAACTTCTTCTGCTTGAGCATATCGTTAGCATCTTTAAAACCATTTGGTAAAGTCATTATCTTTGCCTTACCTGGCTTAAGTATAGATGCCACTTCTTTAGATGCTTTTATTCCTGGAGCATCACCATCAAAACAAATAACAATATGGTCAAAGCTTTCTACATATTCTAAGTTTTCTTTTATATCTTTGACTGCTGATGAAGCCCCTCTTTTAATTGATACTGAAGCCCACTTAGAACCCATGAGTTCAAAGGCCGACATAGCATCTACCTCACCTTCAGTAATGGTAAGGAACTTACCTCCTTCCTTAAATAAATGCTGTCCAAATAATCCTGTTCCTTGTATCTGTCCCTGGCATAAAAACTTTTTGTCCCTGGTATACCTTATCTTGTTAGCTGTAAGCTCATGTTTAATATAGTAAGGATATACATGCTGTGCTATATCTCCCTGGCTATCATAGACAACCTTAACACCATACTTCTTAGCTGTCTCAGAGCTTATGTTTCTATCTTTTAAGGATGCAAAAGAAGCCCCATGTACGTTTAACAAGGGAGCTGACTTAGGTTCTGGGGTATAGAATTCATCTTTATTCTCTTCAAACTTAGGGAAGAATTTGTCACAGCTAAAACACTTAGCTGAACCATCCTCGTTGACTGATACTGCATCTGAACTATTACATGCTGGACATGGTAGATGATACTTTTTAAATTTACTTTTTTGTTCGTTCATTGGTTCTCCTAATAGGTGTTGAAGCAAGAGATGGAGAACAAATATACACTACGATATAACTCACTCCAACACCATGCTACTTTTATGGAGTAGCCAACCATATTAATTTACTCGTCCTCGGATGAATCTTCCATCAAAGATTCAGGACATGCCTTGCAAATATCTTCAAGGTTTTTACGATGTACAACATTAGCTATCTGCAATGCTTCTCTTTGTATTTCAAGTGTAGATACTTTCCTTACTAAGACTTCTGCTTGTACTCTGCTATCTTTGTTCTTAATAGCATTTGTATCGTACTCAGATACACCGTCTGTGGTTTCTATTTTAACTATCATTAAAACTCCTCGCCACCTTCTACTGAACCAAGCTCGTCACCATCACCACTTCTATAAGATACCAGGTCAAGAACCTGCATGGCTTGTAAGTCTAGCCCTTTAAAGTCTCCGTACTTATTGGTGGTTTCCCACTCTGCATATTGTACTTTGACTTCACTTCCATTACCTACTACTTCATCCATAGGTACTTTATCTTTATCAAAAAGCTTTGGAGCTTGTCTAGTTCTACCGTCTGCTCCTTCTACCTTTCTCTTGATAGTTATTGCTTTGCCTACCTGCTCATCGTTGATACTAAGTTCTTTAACTTTGAATCCACGTGCCTGGAAGTCATCAGCCGTTTTGTCATCTATCACCAAGTCTACTGTATAGACTGGGTCATACGTTGTGTTAGGGCTTGTCACAGAAGCCCAATAAGCTTTACCACTTACTACTGCCATATTATATTCTCCTTTGAATACTGTAGTTAGATTTAAACATAACTATAAATTCAATGCAACTACTAAATCATTGAATTTATTTTCGTCTTCTTCAAAGACAGAAACTTTAAAAGTATTTCGATGTGCTTCATCATCCTGCACAAACTCAACCATATAACTACTAAGACCATGTTCTGTATTACAAAACTTTCTATACTGCTCGTAGCTCATCTCTTTTGTAATGAATGTGGCCTTGTCTTTACTCATGTTAACTTATGTAATAATTCTCTTATGGTTTTTAAATCATACCATCTACAATTAAACGTCATTGTTCCCATGTCACTATCAACTTGATAACAAGGCTCATCGTATGTGTTCTTAACTTTATAAACAATGAACTCACCAACGCTTGTAATAAATAATCTCATTAATATCCTTGTGTCATATGGACGTAGCAATTATCTTCTACGTCTTTGTAATAATCTTCACTTAGTTTACGGCCACATAAACATGTGTCGTCATCGTCAATAAAATTAGGGTTGGAGTCCAGGGCTTGTTCATTAGATGATGAACCTGCTAGTGTATAATTTAAATGACTTACACGTTTCTTTTTTGTCATCCCTGTTCTCCTAAAACTTATTCTACATTAATTCTGAAAGGTAGTCTACAGTTTCTACCTTCAGGGTCAACTACAATAGCACTAGCTAGTAAATACTTTTCTAGTGCTTCAAACAATCTATTACCAGCATTGCCGTCAATGTCAGTAAAGAATATATTAGTTATGTCACCGTCAATAACATCATAATTTAATACAACAGTTGTTGTCTTTGTGAACTCTATTCTTCGTATGTACCTGTTAAGGTCTACACTTTTGTCCCTTTCTGGACATGTGAAGATTAGGGCTGGTTCTATAGGGGTTAAGATTTCCAGCCCCTCTACTTCTTCCTCTGCAAGTGTGCCTTGCTCTTCCTCTTCTACAAACGGCTCGTCCATTGGCTCATCAATATTAGCTGGCATGGGTAAGACCTCATGTCCTGTTAGTACACCGTAGCCACCAGTAGCTGATGACATCTCTTCTATATCCTCAGCCATTGTCTCCTGGTTTCCTGCTACCTCATTAATACTTGCAACCAGCTCTGTAGTATTACTATCCATTTGTGACTTCAAAGTATTTATACCGTCACGGTAAACAGCCATTAGCATTAAAAGTTTCTGTTGTTTATTGGTGGCCTCCGTTAATTGTTTTTGTACAGTATCATACTTTGCATTTAATTCATTTACTCTTTCGTCAAGCATCTTTCTATCTTGCTCTACAAGATTAAAAGATACTGTCAATCCAAAAGACAATCCAACTAATAGCAGTACCGCTATCATTGACATCACATATTGTTTAGCTATGCTCATTTCTTTCTCCTTTTACGTTTCATTTCGTCTACTATCATGGTGCTTTCCCAGGCAAACCAGCCTGCACCTATCAAAAATAATATTCCAAATATGTTATTTATTATCTCTTCCATGTTCCACTTTTGTTATTTGAAAACCCCAACACCAATGCTTGTTGTCTAGTCCTAAAATACATTCTCTATTTCTTACAAAGTTCCAATGTAGACTACCCACATCATCTCCGTACTTTGTGCCTGGTTCAACTACGGTAATAGTCTCCACCTTTGCTTTCTTTGGTGGCTCATGTCCCCACCCCCCAGACCATAACACTATGTCCCCTGGGTATAAAAAATTCTTATCGTTAATAATCATACGTTCTGCTCCTTCTCACATTGTGTTAGCCAGTCGTCAAAGTCGTTAGCTAATTCATTAGGCATATCGTTATTTAAAACAACTGGTTTAGGGTCATCACTCCATTCAACTAAAATAGTAGTTGATACTATTCTTCTTGTATTACTCATCGTCTTGCTCCTCATCTGAGCTATAAACAGATAACTGTTCTACATAGCCACTATTTCTATATAACTGCTCCTCTATATAATCGTTAGCTTGTTCTTGTGATTCAGCAAATACATGAAAAGTTCCACTTACTTCAACTGTATATTCTTGTTCTTCAAACATTAGCTTTGCTCCTCTACTAAGTATCTAAAATGTGCTGGCATCTTTTCTTTTTGATAGTCCTTAGCCATTCTATCTAAGTCTTTAGAGGACATAGTATCTGCTGTTTTTTGTACAAGCCATTCAACTACTAGCTGTAGTATTGGAAACTCTCCTTCATAATCCTCAACGTAGGACATGACATGCTCAATCAAATCATCTCTTAAGTCGTCTCGCATACCGTCTAGGCCAGGTATGTTTTGTAGGCTAAGTTGCACTAGGCCTAGTCTTTCTTCTAAAAATTGTGTGTGTCCTTCGTGGCTCATCCGTTGCCGTCCTGGTCTTCTGTCACATTGTTATAGTTCATATCATAGAATTTTAATTCAATCGGCCACTTATAATCAGCATCAAGATGCTCTCCATCAACCTCATGTGTCGTGCCGTCTTTCATTTCTATGTATAACGTTCCGTATTTACACCAATGATGCTCAATGTCATCGTAATTTATTTTAAGGTGGCTGATATCAATGTGATACGGTTGCATATACTCAGCTTCTGCGTACATTAATTTACTCATTTGCCACCAGCCTTTCTTAAGACTTCATAGTCTTTTTGGCTGGCCTTACCGTCCAACATCTTGTCTAGTGCTTTGAGTTCTCTGAGTGAAAATGATTTAAGTCTATCTACGTTGACTGTCTGATGAAAGTCTGGAAGCGTAATTTCTTTTTTAAATTTATAGTCCATATTTTGTTTCTCCTATATAGTCTTAATAGAATATAGAACATATAACTTTATATTGTCAAGTAGTTTTTATAAAATAATTATAAAGAAATATAAAGATATATATTTATTCTATTAAGAATCTATGATACTATCTAGTCTATAAAGATTATATAGAGGCACATAGACTGATTCTGGGCAGTATTTAACTATTTCACATTGATATTCCAGACACAAAAAAGCCCCAGTTAAGGGGCTTCTAGTGATAGTGTTTACTTACTAACCGTAGTATTCTTCTATCTCTTCTTCAGTAGCCTCACGTTCCCAGGCATACTCACCTATCTTAAAAAGCTTTGATACCTTTTCGATATCTAACCCATGGTCAACACTTCTTTCCAGGTAATATATTAAGCCATCTGGGTCAAGATATTGCCCTTCACCCCAACTCATACCCCAGGTACTATATTCTGGTTCACTCACGGCCTTAAAGGGGTCATCCATGAAATGCTTTTTAGATTCATAAGGACATATACTGCTCGCAACAATATCGTCCATGTTGCCAGTATATTTATCATAGCTATGAGAAAATGAGAACATCTCCTCAATCAAATCAGCTACGTATTCTGTGATTGTATAATTGGTCATGTTAAAGGTTGCAACATTTCCCTCGCTTATACTATGCTTAGTAAGATAATTATTATCTTCCTCACATTCAATCCAATACCTACATTCCATTAGTCCTAAAGAAATAGCCCATACTTTAAGGATAATATTTCTTTCATCTACTGGGCGGTCACTCCAGATTTCGTTATTAGTTTTCTTTGTTGTCATATATTTATTCTCCAATAGTTATATATACTTTTAGTTTAATATGAAAGTAAAAGAAAAGTCAAGCAAAAAAAACCCCTCACTAAGAGGGGCTATTGATAAGGATTATATCTAGTCTGGGAACTTCTGATTTAGTTGCCAAAGATTCATTACCTTTGCCACGTCATCGTGATTCAGTCCTAGGCTACGTCTCATAAATGTAAACGTTCTAGGGTCATCCTCTGGGACATCCTCTAAATAGTCATAGCATGTACCACCGTTGCTAAGCTCTTCCGTCTCTAAATTATTCCAGTTTATCTGCCTGGAACTTGTGATATTTTCATCATCTAAGTATTCTTTTGCTGTTCTCATTATTTACTCTCCTTGCTGGGTTTTAGCTCGTTCTTGTGAAATCATAAGATTATATAAAGACGTTTGCTCATCTCTTCTTTTTATTATTCTTTCTATCTGTCGCTCATACTTATCATTGATGCAATCAATAGCATCTAAATATTTTTGCACTCTTTTTGGATTATATGTCTCATTAGGATATGTATCATTAGGCTTGTGATGACCATGCTCATCCATTTTTGAGTCTAGTGTTGTTGTTGTTGTTATCATATATTGGTTCTCCTTTTAGTTAATATGAAACTATAAAATAACAGACCGTCAAACAATTAGTCAAGGCATCTATAAAAAATATATACTTTTTTTCATTTAGGGGTTGACTTTCACAGAATCCATTCTTTTATGTGGTGGTATACCGTAGCTTTACTTCAAGTAAAAATTCAATAAGCGAGCTTAGAGAGAGTCCGATAAATTCTAGTTATGTTATATTATAAGTCGTCTTTATATTATAAAAAGTAAGTGCTTACTAACTTATTACAGACAAAAAAAACCCCAGCATTTGCCAGGGTCTTTTTAGGGGGTCAGTCTTTATTTAATAGCCATATCCAGCGTAGTGATTATCTGGATTAAGCTGTTGAAATTTTATCTGGCCTTCTTTGATTCTCTTTTTAGTCTCTTGAGTATCTAAGCCAGTAAAATTATTTCTATGTCTGCTGGTTGTCCTGGAGTAGTTCCAGTAGTCAGCATCAAAGACCAGCCCCCCTTCTGTATAACCAGCAACTATTGTGCCGTAGCTCTGGAAAAAAGTCCCCTCAGCCGTAGTTATAACGAACTGATTTGCTACCTTGTTGCCGTTGCTATTGGTCAAGCTTTTAACCTTTAAACCTTCGGCACTTACTGGGTTTTTACTTTCATTCTTCATATATTGATTCTCCTTTTAGTTAATATATAAGTAAAGTATAACATTGGTTTTATTTCAGTTGCAAGTAAAAAAATAAATTCGCTACTTAACACCGCCCCAGGCTTATTAATATTTATATGCTGTAAAGCTTGCCAGGTTGCCAGGGAATAACTAACTAAGCCTATAAGAACTGGGGAGTTTTTGAAGTTCTTCTGGGGCTTCTCTGGTTCACGTCTCGGGTCTTTATAAGTTGTTATAGGTTGTTAACTTGTCAGAGCTTGCCAGGTTCTTTTGGTTTCTCTTGCTAGTCTTGAAAGTCTGTAAAGTCTTCAGAGTCTAAAGGGGGAGGGCAGGCTACCACCCCACCCTACCATGTATATATGCTAGTGGTCGAATATTTTTAGAAACTTCTCGGTGTTAAGTAGGGCTAGAAATTCGCCCCTCCAACAGAGCATGAGGTGCTGTTGGTCGAGGGAGGCTGTATAGACTATATAGACCCCCCACGGACACATCCTCATTATACAGTTGAGATAGTGGTTTGTCAATAGATTTTTGATAAAAACTTGACAAGCTTGATAGTAGCCTTATAATAATAGACATGAGTGCTTTAACAACCAGAAAGCTTACAGAAAAGCAAGAAAGTTTCTTGCAACATTTAGTAGATACCAAGGGTAACTTAAAGCTCTCAGCCGAACTCGCAGGTTACTCAGGCAATCATTATCAAGTAATTAATAGTCTTAAAGAGGAAATAATTGATTTGGCCTCGAATGTACTTGCAAGGGAAGCACCTTCAGCAGCTTTCAAGCTTGTAGAGATTATGCATAGTGACGAGGCCGTTCCTCAAGCTAATGTAAAACTACAGGCAGCACAGACTTTGTTGGATAGAGTAGGTGTTATAAAGAAAGAGAAGCTTGACATTAATCACAATGTCACAGGGGGAATTTTTATTCTTCCACAAAAAGAAACCATAGACTTATCAGCAGATGATGGCGAATATACAGAAGTCGATGGATGAAAGAGTTTATGCAACTGAGTTCTTAGATGATGACTCTAGAATTGTTCTAGGCCCATTTATAAAAACCAGTTCATATAAAGAAGCACAGAGCTTAGCAGAATACTACGGTCTTATTATCGTAGGAGAAGTATCAGACTTTGTGCCTAAGAAAGAGGTAACATTACACTAATGCCAGCAAAGAAAAAAGCTAAATCAAAAGTAAACGCAGCAGGAAACTACACTAAACCAACTCTAAGAAAACGGATTTTCAACCGTATTAAAGCTGGTGGTAAGGGTGGTAATCCAGGACAATGGTCAGCTCGTAAAGCTCAGATGCTAGCCAAAGCCTACAAGAAAGCAGGTGGAGGTTATAAGTAATGAAGAAGTCTCAACTATCTTTAAAGAAGTGGGGGCAACAGAAGTGGAGAACTTCAGATGGCAGTCCAAGTAAAGGTAAGAAAAGATATTTACCTGATGCAGCTTGGAAGGCTTTAAGTGCTTCAGAAAAGAGAGCAACTAATAAAGCTAAAGCAGAAGGTAATAAAAAAGGTAAGCAATTTGTTAAACAACCTAAGAAGATTGCTAAGAAAACTAGAGCATACAGGAAATAATGGCTAAGAAAAAAGACCCTAGGCTAGCAAGAGCAGGTGTATCAGGTTATAATAAACCTAAAAGGACACCTGGTCATAGAACAAAGTCACATGTAGTTGTTGCAAAGCAAGGTGAACAAGTAAAGACTATTCGTTTTGGACAGCAAGGTAAAACTGGTGATAGAACTATGACAAAAAGAGCTAAGTCATTCAAGGCTAGACATGCTAAAAACATTAAGAAAGGAAAAATGTCAGCAGCATATTGGGCTAATAAGGTGAAATGGTAAGATGCCACAGATTGGTAGCGATGATAGTAAAAACTCCGTCCCTTTAAGACGTAGTATGTATAGAAATCCAGCAGGTAAAGGTGCAAAACCTAGGCCTAGAGAAATTTCTAAAGAACAATACGAAGAAAATTGGGACAGAATATTTAAAAAAACTAAGAATCAAACCAAGGAGCAGTCCTGAGTTATGCCTAAGACCTTTTTAGAATATAAAAATCATTATTTCATCTAGGTAATGTCTTCTAAAAGGGCAGCTTTTAATTATGTCTAGTATTCCTACTAACTACATTAAGAAAAAATCAGCAACCATTCCGTTTGGTTACGAAGTTAGTGAAGTCAAGGGCTATCTAAAGCCTATTCCAGAGCAACTGAAGGCTCTCAACAAATATCTCAAAAGTATTTACAACAAAGCCTACTCATTACGTGAGGCAGCTACGCTATTGTCCGAAGAAACTGGTAGGAAGATTAGCCATGTAGCATTAAAGAAAAATTTAGAAAAAGATTTATGGGAAATCTTCCCAGAAGACTACGAAACTAACAAAGATGGCTCGTTTGTTTTGACTGAAGCAGGTAATCCTAAGAAAAAAACAGGAAGACCTAAAGGAGTTACCTCTCAATACAACTATTCAGCAGAAGAAAAGAGAAAAATAAAAATAAGGCAACAGAAAGTTAAGCTACAAAAGGAGAAAAAGAAACTTGCCAAACAGGAGAAGAGACTTAAAACGGAAGAAGAAGTTATTGCAAAGGTTACGGAGAACACGGACTCTAAACTGGTCACAGAAGATGAACTTTCAGAAACAACAGACAGACTTAGAGAAACAATAAAAGATAGTAAGGTTATATTCCATGCTAATGATGGGCCTCAAACAGATTTCTTAGCAGCAGGTGAAAAAGATGTGCTATATGGAGGAGCTGCTGGAGGTGGTAAGTCTTATGCTATGCTTGTTGACCCATTACGCTATGCACATAAGAAAGACCATAGAGCTTTAATACTTAGAAGGTCTATGCCAGAGCTAAGAGAACTAATAGATAAGTCTAGGGAACTATATCCACAAGCTTTTCCTGGTGCAAAGTTTAGAGAAGTAGAGAAGTTGTGGAATTTTCCTAGCGGTGCTAAGATAGAATTTGGTTTCCTTGAGCGAGATGCTGATGTTTACCGATATCAAGGTCAAGCTTATTCTTGGATTGGCTTTGATGAAATCACACATCTACCAACAGAGTTTAGTTGGAACTACCTTGCATCTCGTTTAAGAACCACAGACCCTACTATACAAACATATTTAAGATGTACTGCTAACCCTGGTGGTGTTGGCTCACAATGGGTAAAGAAAAGATATATAGAACCTTACGAGCCTAATAAAAGTTTTGAAGGTAAAGACGGACTAACAAGAAAATTTATTCCTGCTAAGTTAGCTGATAACCCTTACTTAGCTAAAGATGGTGTTTATGAAAAGATGTTAGAATCTTTACCGCCTATACAAAGGAGACAGCTACTAGAAGGAAACTGGGATGTAGCAGAAGGTGCAGCCTTTGTTGAGTTCGCACCTGAAGTACATATAGTAACTCCATTTGAGATACCATTACCCTGGGAAAGACTAAAAGGAATTGACTATGGTTATGCATCTGAGTCTTGTTGTTTGTGGGGGACTGTAGACATAAATGACGGAACTCTTATAATATACCGTGAATTATACAGAAAAGGCTTGACAGGAGTCGATTTGGCATCTATAATAACAGATATGGAAATGGAAGACCCATTTTCTGTATCAGGTGTATTAGATACTGCTGCATGGGCGAAGACTGGTACAACAGGCCCTACTGTAGGTGAATCTCTAGTTCGAGCTGGTCATAAGCTTAGACGAGCAGATAAGAACAGAGTACAGGGGAAAATACAAATACACGAATATCTCAAGGTTAGAGAAAGTGGAAGACCTAAGTTACAGATATTTAATACATGTCCTAACTTAATAAGAGAATTACAGTCTATACCTCTATCTAAAACAAATCCAGAAGATGTTGATACACATGCATCAGACCATGCATACGATGCGTTAAGGTATATGATAATGAGTCGACCAAGGATGGAAAGCTCATGGGACAGAATAAAAGGGATTAAAAGGGACTTATACCAACCTTTTGACTCTACTTTTGGTTATTAAATGGCAGACACAGACAACACAATTCTTAGTGCAGATAACATCTACATGGAAGTAGAAGGTGAGTCTGGTCAGCAATTAGAATTAGAAGATGACCAAAAATTAAATCTCGTAGGTATAATCAATTCTAGATTTGACTCTGCTGAAGATGCTAGAACATCTGACGAAACACGTTGGATTACAGCATTTGAAAATTACAGAGGTCTATACAAAAAGAACAAACGATTTAGAGAATCTGAAAAATCACGTGTCTTTGTTAAAATTACAAAAACTAAAGTCCTTGCTGCCTTTGGACAGTTAGTTGATGTTATTTTTGGGACAGGTAAGTTTCCTATTGGTATTAGTGAAACAAAGATTCCAGAAGGAGAGTTAGGTCAATCTCATCTTGATATTAACAATCCTCAACCTGGTATAGAAACCAGCGAACCTGAAATACCTGATGATATAGGAAATCTTAAAGATAATCCTTATGACGTAGGTTATGAAGGTGATGGTAGAACATTAGGCCCAGGCTCTACCTTTATGAAAGGTGAAGTATCTAAGCCTATAGAAAACCAAGTTCCTTTAAAAGAAGGAGCTATACCTATACCTAATATACCAGAGGTTAATCCAGCACAAGAATCTGCTAGGAGAATGGAACGTTTAGTCCATGACCAAATAGAAGAATCTAATGGTTCTTCAGAGATTAGAAATGCTTTACTAGAATCAGCATTGCTAGGTACAGGTATAGTCAAAGGCCCATTTAATTTTAATAAAAGATTAAACAAATGGACTAATACTCCTCAAGGAAGAGAATATAGTCCAATAGATGTGAGAGTACCTCGCATAGAGTTTGTAAGTTGTTGGGACTTTTATCCTGACCCTTCAGCTACAGACATGGATGAATGTGAATACATCATTCATAGACACAGAATGAATCGTAGTCAACTAAGAGCATTACGAAACATGCCTTACTTTGATGAAGATGCTATAAGAGATTGTCTAAGAATGGGGCCAAATTATGTAGATAGGGGATATGAAGCTCATTTAAGAGATGAGAACAATGCTTATGACTCTCAAACTACATTTGAAGTATTAGAGTATTGGGGTATTATGGATGCTGAGTACGCTAAAGAAGCAGGCATTGATTTACCAGAAGACATAGACGAACTAGATGAAGTTCAAATAAACGCATGGGTATGTGGCAATAAACTACTAAGAGCAGTAGTAAATCCATTTACACCATTTAGATTACCATACAATGCATTTCCGTATGAACGTAACCCTTATAACTTTTTTGGTATAGGTGTTGCAGAAAATATGGATGACTCACAGCAGATTATGAACGGCCATGCAAGAATGGCTATTGATAATTTAGCTTTAGCAGGTTCATTAGTTTTTGATGTTGATGAGTCTGCTCTTGTTGGAGGGCAAAGCATGGAAGTATATCCAGGTAAAGTATTCAGAAGACAAGCTGGAATGCCTGGACAATCAATATACGGATTAAAGTTTCCGAATACTGCACCTGAAAACATGATGATGTTTGATAGGTTTAGACAGTTAGCTGACGAACAAACAGGAATACCTAGTTATTCACACGGTCAAACAGGTGTTCAGAGTATGACAAGGACTGCTTCTGGTATGTCCATGTTGCTAGGAGCATCAAGTTTAAATATTAAAACTGTTATCAAGAACCTTGATGACTTTTTATTGAAACCTTTAGGAGAAGCTTACTATCAATGGAATATGCAATTCCATGAAGGTGACTTGGATATAGAGGGA